TCATTAGCTGGTATTGTAGCTTGTTGTAAAGAAGGCGAGACAACAGTTAATACAGCACTTAGAGAATTACAAAGATACGGCTATGTGCAGATTGTTAAGAACAAACCAGATGAGACTAACAATAGAATACATTATGATTATAATGTATATGAGATACCTCAAGACATAGATTCTCAAGGGGTAGAAAGTCTAGTGCTAGAAAGTCAAGCACTAGAAAATCAGCCCCAAATAAATACTAATATAAGAAATACTAAAAAAAGAAATACTAATAAAGAGACTATATCTAAAGATATAGTAGAAAATTTTCAATTCGGTACTAAGCAATCTAAATCTAAAAAACTATCATTATATGAGAAGTGTGTTAATTTAATACATGATTTTACAGATGATGTAATATTACAAGGATTCTTAGAGAAAACATTACAGATGTTCTTAATGAACAGTAGAGAATCAGGAATGCCGTTTTACACAAATACATTTAAAGGCAAACTGAATAAGTTAAAATCTCTGTCAGAAGATAATTATGAACAAAGAAAGATAGTTAAGCAGACTATAGATAATGGTTGGAATAATTATTATGAAGTGCGAGAAAATAAATATAAAGGAAAAACAAATAATGTTGCAAGAGATATAGAGCATTTATCCGGATTAGCAGAACGAGCAAAGAAAGGAGGTAGAAAGAGTGAACAAAAATTCTGAGTGCTGGTATAAAGATAGCTGTACTGATAATTGTGATACATGTAATGTATTTTTTCAGATGAAGTGGCAAATGGTTAATAGCGGACTCCCAGAAGCAAAGCAGAAACCAATAGCACTCTATTTAACAGATGATAATAGTGGTGATAGAAATGCTTTTAAACGATTAGCAGATATCAGACAAAACATAGTAGACTTTGTAGAGCAAGGAAAGAATCTGTATATATGCAGTAATTGGACCGGTAATGGTAAGACAAGTTGGGCAATTAAAATGTTGCATACATATTTCCATCATACCGCAGTCGGCAACTATGATAATCTGAAAGGTATGTTTGTATCAACCACAGAGCTATTACTGCAGTTAAAAGACTTTAACAATCCGCTTTCTAAGTCATACATAGATAATCTCAAGAATGTAGATTTAGTTATATGGGATGATATAGCTGTAAGCGGTATGTCTAACTATGATTTTACCCAGTTGTATAGTATTATAGATTCACGCATATTAGCTGAGAAGTCAAATATATTTACATCGAATCAGCCATCAGTAGAAGAGTTTGCAAAGTTGATGGGCAATAGATTAGCAAGTAGAATATATTATACAAGTGAAGTAGTAGAACTTAAAGGAAAGGATATGAGATAGATATGGTAGCTTTACAGATTATCAGTAGAATTATACAGACACAAGACTTATCTATCGTAGAAAGAAATAATCTGACAGTTGATTATTTTCCTGAATATCAAGATGAGTTTGATTTTATAATAAGTCATTATAAAGAATATGGCAACGTACCAGATAAGCTTACATTCTTATCTAAGTTTCAAGACTTTGAGATAGTAGAAGTCCAAGAGAGTGAAAGCTATTTAGTAGATACAATCAGAGAAGAATATTTGTATTACAAATCTGTACCAGTTGTTCAGAAAGTAGCGGAGCTTTTAAAGGCAGACAGTAATGCCGCCGCTGAATATATGATACAAGCTATGAAAGACTTACAGCCTAATTATAAAATAGGTGGTATAGACATTATACAGCAAGCCAATGAGCGTTTAGTTGCATACATAGATAGAAGAGATAATCAAGATAATTGGTTCTTTACAACTGGATTTCCAGAGTTAGATGATATAATGCACGGCATACAAAGAACTGAAGAGTTAATATTAATCTTTGCAAGAACAAATCAAGGTAAATCTTGGGTACTTGAAAAGATGTGTACACACGTATGGGAGATAGGATTTAATGTAGGTTATATATCTCCAGAAATGGGAGCGTTATCTGTAGGATATAGATTTGATACATTATATAAGAATTTCAGTAATAGAGATTTAATATGGGGTAATGATAGTTTAGATGAGAAACAGTATAAGCAATATATAGAGGAGCTTAAACAGCGCAATAATAAGTTTATAGTTGCTACACCGGCAGATTTTGATAATAAAGTAACAGCTACAAAGCTTAGGCAGTTTATTAAGCAACATAAACTTGATATAATAGCTATAGACGGAGTTACATATCTTGAAGATGAGAGATATAAACGAGGTGATTCAGAAGCACAAAAGCTTACACATCTTGGAGAAGATTTATGGAATATAACAAGAGATATGAATGTTCCAGTTTTAGTAGTTGCCCAAGCTAATAGAAGTGGAGCAATAGATAAAGAAAGTGAAGATACTCCAGAAATAGAGAGCGTAAGAGGTGGAGACGGACTGAGTTTAAATGCGAGTAAGATTATAAGCTTAAAACAAGGACCCGACGGAGTAATAACTATGCAAGTTAAGAAGCAACGAAACGGAAAAGTCGGTGACAAGATGAGTTACAGATGGAATCCAGATATAGGAGAGTTTATAGGCAGTAGTAATGTAATAAGAGAGAAGAAGAAAATAATAGAAAAGGAGGATGTATTTTAAATGACAAAACATAGAAGTAAATTCAATAAGAGTAAATGTTTACAATGCAAATACAGATGCACATTTTCCGGTGGTGCTGGACTGAAAGTATCTCCTCAGAATGTAGCTTGCTATTATGGTGCATTGTCTCAGACAGGTACTTGTCTACGATTAGTTAATAAGCAGATTGTAGATATTCGTGGTGACGATTATAATAATTGTAAACTATATGAAAAAGGTACAAGAGAAAAGAATAAGTACGGGTACACATAGGAGTTAAGATGATAATCAGCGAAAAGAATAAGATATTAGAAGCAACAGAAGAAGAGCTATTCAGATATTATCTTAGGTCAGGCTGGGATGATATTTATTCATTCATAGATTATAAACGACTTATGATACAGCATGGGGTGAAAATAAAAGATGATAGTAAACGAGACAATGATAAATGCAAGCTTAGAAGAGATTCTAGCAGAGCTTAAATCACAGCTTGCTATCAATCATATATCAATGTTGCAGATTGCGAAAGACAGCGGTAACGATATAATGGTTTGTTGTCCATATCATAGTAATGGACAAGAACGTAGACCGTCAGCCGGAATAAGAAAGAACGATGGACAATTTCATTGTTTTGCATGTCATGAAGTACATAGTTTGCCGGAAGTAATAAGTTATTGCTTAGGATATACAGATGATATATTAGGTAAACAAGGCTTTAAATGGATAATGAAGAACTTTGGTACAGTTGCAGTAGAGGAGAGAAAGCATGTTGAGATTAATTTGGAACGTAATCACACTACCAATAAGAATAGCGTTTTGGACAATAGTAATTCTAATAAATATAACTATGTGAGTGAAGAAGAATTAGACAGTTACAGATATACTCATAAGTATTGGGCAGAACGAGGAATAACAGATGATGATATTATAGAACTGTTTGATTTGGGTTATGATTATAAGAATGATTGCATCACATTCCCAGTACGTGACATCAACGGCAATACATTGTTTGTAGCTAAACGAAATGTTAAGACTAAGTGGTTCAACTATCCAAAAGGTGTAGATAAACCTCTATATGGATTATATGAGTTAAGCAGAGTAATTGATTATAGAAGAACTAACTTTAAGAATCACTTATTCATCACAGAATCAATGATAGATGCTATATTGTTATGGCAGGCAGGTTATTATGCAGTAGCATTGAACGGAACAGGAAGTGTATTGCAGTTTAAACAACTTAATGAGTTGCCATGCAGACATTATATTCTTGCTACAGATAATGATGAAGCCGGCGAGAAAGCAAGAGAGAAGATAAGGCAGAATATTAAACATAAGTTAATAACAGAGATACAATTTCCGGCAACAATAAAAGATGTCGGTGATTTAGGAAAAGCAAAGAGATTTGAAGATATAAAAAATATAAGACAATGGGAGGTGTTTTAGATGAGAATTGAGAGGTTGCCACAAATAGGAGTTCGCTATGTATATCTTGGAACTGGTGAAATATTTGAACATGATAATGAGTTATACATAGTCATAGACGAGAGAGATAGCGACGGTGTTTTTAAAAGTGCAAGACTAAGAGATGGAAGAGTTATTTGGATGGATGATAAGGATTACGTTGTGAAGAAGTATGCAAAGGTTGTAGAGATAACAAAGGAGGAGGCAGAGAATGACAGCAAGAGAACTACTTAATTTTCTACAAACATTAGACGATAAAGATTTGAATATGGATGTAGAGATGCAGTTAGAAACTAATCATGCCGGTTCTATTAATTGCTTTGTAGAAGGTATCGGCATTGATTGTAATGGGTTTTATATGATGGATGAATACTATACAAAGCTATTCGGAATTGAGATGGAGAATGGTGATATATTATTTAAATGAGGGTGACGAAGATGAATGACAAAGAACTATTAACGCCAGATGAAAGAGCAGAAGTGATGAATGCATTAAACAATTTCTTTGAAGAAAAGGGAATCAACCTTGAGGTTGCAAGCTACGAGGATTCAGACGGACACTTTTTCAAAATAGATTTTTGGAAACGTATTCCGAATAAAGGGGTGATGGAGAATGATGATAGATGAAATCAGAGAAGAATACAAGGAAATTTGCGATGGTTGATTTGATAAAAGAATTGAACGAATTAGATTGCATAACTTGCTTGACCAGAGATTGTTCAAATAAGATGCGGATGTGCCATCCAAAGCGAGTTAAAAAAACAATCAAGGAATGGCTATCTAGCTTTGATACAGAATCAGCCGATGACTGTTTCAAGGTAATACAGGAACTGAAAAAGGCGGTGAGTAAAGATGACAATAGATGAAGCAATTATAGATTGTGAAGAGAACGATTATGGGCAAGTAGCAGATTGGTTAAGAGAACTCCAAGCCTACCGCAAGGCAGATGAGGAAATCAGAGAACTTCCGCAAGTATGGGAAGAAGGAGCCGGAATTAAGAAGTGCATAGATATTATTGATAAGCATTTGAGAGAGGGTGACGAAGAATGAGGAAAAGATACGGGAGATATAAATATGTTGAGTGAATATCAATTTAATTTTTGGGAAGAAACTATTAAGCATATGTCAGATGCAGAGAAGCAGTTTGTTTTAGAAAAACTTCAATCTGAGAATACAGCAAAGTGGATAGAACGAACAGTAGTAGACGGAGAAGAAGAACCCGACAATGCAATCATTGAATGGCAATCAGCTAAGTGTACTAACTGCAATAAATACCACACCACGCCATATATGTATTACTTTGATGATTTTAAGTTTTGCCCGAATTGTGTAAGGAGTATGAAGAATGAAGAAACTAACAATTAGTATGATATTAATTATTTGTATTATTTTATTGAGTGGTTGTGATGAGGTTGGAGAATCTATACCATCTGATATTCAGATAGAATATTCAGACTTTGATTTAGTAATAGACAGTAATACCAATATTGTCTACATAGACAATGCAGTATCAAATGCTAATGGAATTGAACATCATGTTTACACACCATATTATTCCAAGAATGGAAAAATCTGCAAGTTTGTTGACGGAAAGATAATAGATTGGGAATAAAATCGGAGGGTGACGAAGATGACGAATGAAGAACTAATACAATATGGAATTAATTGGGATAAAGCGTTGGAGAGTAGAGGAGATGAACCGATGTCAGAAGCTAGGCAATTCTTAGCATCGGCAATCCAAGCCATTGAAGCACAGCGGTGGATTTTTGTTAAAGAACGACATCCAGAGAAAGATGGCGAATATTTGCTATGGTCAGAAGAGTTTGGTGCTTTTGTCGGAAATTACGATTCATGTGATGAAAAATTTGGATATTGGAACAATATTTATGACGATGAAACATTCGGCTATGTAGATTCAGAGTTCATTGAATATCAAGATATTTTAGCATGGCGAGAGTTACCATCACCATACAGAGAGGGGGAGCAAGATGCCAAAAACAATACAGATAATGATTGATAAGCGTGGAACTGTGACCAATGGCGATGTTATCAAGGCGGTGTTTCCAAATAGTATGATAGCTGAAGATGATTATATTGCTATAACAAATTTAGATGATGTTACAAGTTTTCGTGGCAGCTGGTGGAACGCACCATACAGAGAGGGTGACGAAGAATGATAAAGAGAATATTAATTGCAGTATTAACATCAATTATCTCGGTCATAATAATTATAATTCCATATTTTATCTGCAAATATAATAGCTCTTGGATATTAACAATAGCATTATTTTTAGACCTTATGTTTGTGCATGACCGAGTTGGTGAATGGCTTAAGAATAAGATGGAAGAGGCAAAGGAGGAGGGTGAGGGAGATGACAAATGAAGATACAAAAGCTCATATGAATATGTTCATAGAAGAGAAAGACCGAGCAATTAGGATATTGAATAATACTACTAATTTAGGCTATGGCGTTATAGCATGGCGTGAGGTACCACAGCCATACAGAGAGGGGGATACGGAATGTTAGATGGTATGACGAATATAAAAGCAAGGGAAGTCTTAAAAGAACTTAAGGATTACACCGAAGATTTGCCTCATTATTCACCCGATGAAGTGTTGGAGGCACTTGAACTTGCAAACAAGGCATTAGAGCAGACGGAAAGGATAGCAAAGTTAGTAAAAGAATTACATCTTGAAGATGTTTCGCAGAAAGATTTTGATAATATGTTTTACTTGCAGTCGGTCAAGGAAGTTAAAGAGGAAATGTGGCGAATGTATTGCTTTGCCGAAGATGTAAGCTATACGCTTGATACGGCAGAAAGTGAGGTAGAGGAATGAAGCTGATAATTGATATACCCGAAGATGTATTCTATCGTGAATTTAAGGATTTAAACGATTGCGTTATAACTATCAAAGCATTAGAAAATGCAACACCGCTTGAATCACAGCCATCGGATGCGGTGAGTAGAGAACAGGCATTGTTAGCTCTCACTGGGATGGACTTACCAACGGACAGAGATAAGCTTATAGCACTTTTTACCAATCGTATACAGCACTTGCCAGCAGTAATGCCTCAGAGGAAGAGGGGGAAGTGGGTTGATAAACACGTTATCCACAGAGAAGAAGCAGATGAGTGCATAGATGAGTGGCAGTCAGCTAAGTGTGATAATTGCGGTCATTACCACACGACTCCATATATGTATTATTTCACGAATTACAAAACTTGCCCGAACTGTGGTGCAGAAATGGAGAAATAAGAAATGACTATTGCAGAATTAAAACAATTAGTAGGTAAAAATGTTATAATAACTTTCAAAGATGATAAAGTTCAAAAAGGTGTTCTCGGATTCACAGAAGATTTTTCTGAAAAGTATATGTGGAGAAAACCTAATTATTTTACGATAAATGACTATGACTTCAAAGTAAGTCATATTAAGAAATGCGAGGTGGAAAAATGATATTTACGTTTTGGGAAGGTAAAATGCCAGCATATATTCAGTTATGTTTAGATACGTGGAAACATGACTATATATTATTAACCTATGATAATTTAAATCAATATACAAATTTAAAAATAGATGATAGGCTTAAAAGATTTACTCTTCCACAAATAGCGGATATAGTACGTGTTCACGTATTAAGAGATAATGGCGGTTATTGGTTAGATACTGATACTATTATGCTATCGGATGAATTACCAACTGAGAATATGATGGGCTATGTAGAGCAAAGAACAAATACTATTGGATATTTATATACAGAAGCTCATTCAAAGATGTTTGAAGAGTGGGCGTATTATCAAGATGTTATAATTAATAATATGTTTTCCAATATAGCACAGCTTGAATGGGATATAGTAGGTAATAGATTTACAGACCCATATGTTTTAAATCATAGAGAAATATCAATATGTGATGTGTCAAATAAATGGGCAGAAACATATATGATAAAAGGATTTCAATCAAGATATGATAAGTATAGAAAATTATATTTCGGAACAACCTATCATTTATCAGATTTTAAACCAACAAATATGCTTATGTTGCATAATTCATGGACACCTGCAAGCTACAAGTTATTAACTGAGCATAAAGTATTAAATCAAACTTGCACATTATCAAATATATTAAGAGAGGTTATTTAAATGAAGTACATGATACATTCTTGTGATGCACGAAAATGGTACGTAGATAAGTATTTAGTTCCATCAATGATAGAACAAGGAATTAATGAAGATGATATTTATGTTTACAATGATGATAAGCATGAGGGTAATCTAGTAAGCTGGGTTGTAAGCTGTCACGTAGCTTATGAGATGTGGGGTGAGTGTAATGTATGGCACTTACAAGATGATGTAATTATATGTAGTAAGTTTAAAGAGCGTACAGAACAGCTAGAAGAGGATAAGACAAAGATAATATGTGCATTTACTACTTTATATGATGATGGTAGAAACCCCGGATTAAAGGGAGCAAAAGACCATATGTGGTATTCTTTTCCTTGTATCAGAATACATAGTAGAGTAACAAAACTTTTTGCAGAGTGGTGTGATTTATATGTATGGCGAGACGGACAGTTCGGATATTATGTACGCAATAAGAAAGGTGATGATTTTGTATTCAGAGTATATATTGAATCATACTTTCCTA